GCCCAGCAGAGTTGACGCGGTAGTACGTGCCAGCGCCATCTGTGGAGCGTAGGCCGCGACACCGTGCGGACTGGCCGGCTTGGATGGTGGGTCCTGGTGGATGGTGTAAGAGTGCAAACTTTTGCATGCCTTGGCGGTTTGAGTGTCTGTGTGACACAGCTGCAAGATCTTGCACTCACGGCAGTATCCAGACAGCTCAAGGCCCCAACATGCAGCAACTTAACATAATCCACCTTATACGAAGTCAGATGGTGGCGTGATGGTGTCGCCACGCTTGGCTCGAGCGGTGGCTTGGTGCAACTGGCGAGCTCGCACAGGATCGTGGCCTGTCACCCTGGAGACCGGCCGACCCCCCTTGGTGAACTCAGAGGGGCGCTGCACCTCCCGAGGTTCGGACGGGACATTTTTTGAGATTGGGGGGCGGACAACTGACACTGGCGTTGTGCTCCGGGTGGTGTCGTCAGTCTCCCGGAATGCGGGGAAACACTCGTGACAGCGACAGTGGAGACGGTCCAGATGCTGCTGGTCGGCAACTGTCTTGCGTTGGATGCGGGAGCCTGGTGGCTGCTGCGCTGGTGCGGCTACTTTGATCCGCTGCCCTGTCATCGCTGTGGGCGACAGCATGCGCCGCCGTGGTTTTACCGCATGCCGCACCGACCGCAAGCGGATTGGGACGTGCTGGACCGGCAGTGTCGGGCGATCAACCCGCGGCGGTGAGGAGGGCATCCACAATGCGGGGGGCGGCGTGGCCATCGCCGAAGCAGGCGGAGGGCGGAGGGCGGGTGGAGAAGTTGAGGGCCCAGGTCAGACCATCCAGGACCCCATCGGCGGTGCGCCCGATCACCTGGGCGAGGCCGGCGGCGACCGATTCCGGGCGGTCGGTGTGCTCCCGTGCCACGAGACACGGGATGCCGAGGGCCGCGGCTTCTTCCTGGACGCCACCCGAGTCGGTGAGGACCGCGCGGCTCGTCGCGAGGAGGCCCGCGAACGTGTGCGGCTCGAGCGGCGGCCACACGGAGACATGCGGCGCCTGGGACAGGACCGCTTGGACGGCGGGGTTAGGATGGGTCGGCCACACGATGGCGAGGCGGTCGCGGTAGCGGTGGGCAGCCAGCTCGAGGCCCGCCACAAGCGCGGTGAGCGGGGCGCCGAAACTCTCCCGCCGATGCAGGGTCACCAGGAGCCGTCCCTCGATGTCCCGGCTCGGCGGGGTGTGGGCGTACAGGGCATCAATCCCCGGGTTGCCGGTCACCACGGGAGACGCGGTCGGGCACTCGGCCGTGACGTGGGCCGCATTCTCCAGGGTGGCACAATAGTGCTGGGTGGCCACCGCATCGATGGCGACCCGGAACTGCTCCTCTGGCCAGGGATCGGTCAGATCGCCCGTGCGGATCCCGGCTTCGATGTGGGCCAGCGGGAGCCCGAGTTGGGCGGCCGCCATCGCGCCGGCAGCGGCACTGGCGGTGTCGCCCTGCACGATCACGAGGGTGGGGGGCTCGCGCGCCCACCGGGCCCGGAGCGCGGCCTCGCAGACGGCCGCATAGCGCAGCGGGTCGTTATCCGACGCGAGTCCCAAGGACACGTCGGGCTCGAGCACCGTCTCGGCCGGGGTCCCGACGAGGAGCGTGGTATGTTGCCCCGTGGCGAGGATGCGCGGGTACACACCCCGGCGGCGCAGGGCGGTGACGACCGGGGCGAGCTTGATCGCTTCCGGCCGGGTGCCGTAGACGAGCACCATCACCGGACGAATCTAGCCATCTGCAAGTGGTTGGACTAGATTGAGACCGATGAGCGTCTTCCTCGCCACCGTCGGATTCCTGGCCGCCCCCTTCGGCATCCTCTACCTCGGGGTCCGGATCGTCCGCTGGGCCTGGACCGGTCGGTAGTGCCGTTCCACCCGGAGTCGTTGCCCTACCCAAGCGCGTCCTCCACCGCCCGCGCGCCCTGGAATCCCGTCCGCGAATTGAAACCGGTCCACCGCCGCATCATCGAGTGGCACACGGAAGGAATGTCGTATTCGCGCATCGTCTACGCGCTGCGCCGCGAGGACGCGCGCAGGTATTCCAATCGCCAATTGCGCCGGATCTGCGAATCCCCGAAAGGCCAGGAGTACGCCTCCCTCTATTCGGCGCAGCTGAATGGCGGGATCCCCGCCTTGGTCGATGCCGGCGCCAAGCATGCGCCCGAAGCCCTGCACCACGAGCTCACGATCCTGCGGAATCCACTGACGGCGGATCGCCATCGGCTCGCCGCGGCGGCGGATCTCATGGACCGCGTGGGTCCGCCCAAGATCTCCCGGCAGGAAACGCCGAATGCGCAGCCGACGATGATCGTCGTGCAACTCACGGCGTCCCAACTGTCGCAGTTCGTGATGCCGCCGACCGTGATCGACGCGGAAGTCGTCGAGCTCCTGGAGCCTCCCAGTAGCGCCGACGACCAGTAGCTTCCAACAAGGCACGCCCGAGTGGCAGGCGTGGCGCACCCGCGCGCTCGGCGATCTGTACTTCTTCGCCGACGTCGTGCTCGGCTACGGGCCTAAGATCCCCATGTCCCCCGCGGAGCACCTCCTCCTCTGCCGGTTTGTCGAACGGCGCACCGGGAGTCCGCTCCTCGATCAGGCCCCGTACCAACTGGTTCTGGTCCCCCGCGAAGTGGGCAAAACCACGCTGATCACCCAAGCCGACACGATCCGCGCCATCTGTCAGAACCCGAATATGTCGGTGTTGCTTGGGAACGAGAAAGAGGACAACGCCAAACTCTTCCTCGCGGAGATCAAACGCCAGTTCGAATCCAACGAGCTCCTCCGCGCCCTGTTCCCCGAGGTCTTGCCCGCCAATTACAACGAGACCACGTGGAAAGCGACGCAGATCATCGTCCAACGCCCCGAGGGCCGCAAAGAACCCACCGTCTTCGTCACCGGCGAGGGCGGCACCGTCACCGGCCTCCACCCCGATCACATCCTCGTCGACGATATGCTTTCGAAAGAAGCGATGGAGAATGCCCGAGTGGGCGACAGTTCCGTCATGGGCCGCGTGAATCGCTGGGTCAATACCCTCCCGCAACTCCTGTCCTCGAACGCCCAGCCGTTTCCGTCAATCACCTTCGTCGGGACCCGCTGGTGGGTGGGGGATTCCTACGAACACGTCGAAAAAACCTTCGGCCATGGCGAATCCCGCCAGTACGTCGCTCTCCGCGCGAAAACGCCCACGGGTCGCGGGATCGATATGCCGATCGAGGGCTGTTACCGGGTTGGTGACTTAGCCGTCTACAAACGCGCGGGCTTGGAACAGGGGCGCGTCGCGTTCCCGTCCAAGTGGCCGCAGGACCGGATGACGAAGATCCAGTTCGAAGACCCCGCGACCTTCGCCTGCCAAGTCCAAAATAACCCCGCCGACGAAGCCGTCGCCGTCTTCAAGATGTCCTGGCTCGACCAGAAACGCTTCGTCTGGCTCGACGACCGGACGGTCCAGTTCATGAGCATGAGCGGCAAGCGCCGCCAGCTTCGGGTCGCGGACCTGGATATCCTGGTCTTCGTCGATCCCGGCGGCTTCGCGACCGCCAACGTGGAAGACCGCGCCCGGGCCGCGATCGTCATCACCGGCTCGACGGGCACCGGGGAACACCTCCTCCTCGAGGCGTGGTCGGAGCACGAAACCTTTCTCACGGCGATTCGCCAGGTCATCGCCTACGCCTCCCGCTATATCCCCCGGAAGATCATCGTCGAACTCGCGGGGCAGCAGGCGGCCTTTATCGAGTTGTTGCGCCGGACGGCGCTGGCGGCGGATATTGTATTACCTTTGCAGGTGGAACGCCCCGGCTCGAAAGCCAAAGCGAATCGCATCTTGGACCTCGAGCCCTATTTCCAACAGGGACATCTCTACGTCGCCCGGAGCCCGGCCATGGCCGAGTTCCTGGAACAGTACCAGCGCTTTCCGCGCACCGTGCGCGTGGACGTGCTGGATGCCTTGGCCTATGGCCCCCGGTTCTGGCGCCGGGAAACGGCGAGCCAGGCGACCGTGGAGCAGCGGCGCGCCAAGGAACTCGAAGCCTACCGCGCCCGTCGCTACGGAGGACACTGACGATGCCGAAACAGACGCCGCTGAAACTCGACTTTGAACGCATCTGGCCCGGCGGGGTGGACCACTTCTCGGATGCGAGCAAGAAGCCCCCGCTGGGGTCGGGGGCGCGCTTCGCGGCCCTGAAGTCAAAGATCGCCAAGGAACCGGGTGTGAAGAATCCCGGGGCTGTAGCTGCCGCGATCGGGCGCAAGAAATACGGCAACAAGAAATTCGCCGCGCTGTCGGCCAAAGGGAAGAAAGGAACGTAGCCTAGGCCGCGGTATAATGTTCCAAGGCATGGCAGGTGGGACAAAGGATTTCGAGATTTTCCGTCGCGTTGTTCGAGCGATCGCGGTCTCGGTGGTGGACGACAAGAATCTCGGGGCGTGTTGAATATTTACAGCGCGCGCATTGCTGAATCAGCCCGCGACGAACGTACCAACTACGTGCTGATGTGGCCGACAGTGGCTGGGATGTTCGCATAAGCAGACCACGACAGCGGATGTTACAGACGGGGTTTTTGTAGATGGCTCGCGATGGGGGACGACGGAACGTTTTGCCACAGACCACGCAGGACAGTTCTACCGAGCCGACTTGCTGCATGGCTTTGTAATAGCAAGGCGTGGAGCAGTATCGGGCGGTTTTGTCCCGACAACGGATGACGCGGAAGGATCGGTGGCAGATTTGGCAGTCCTTGGTAACGCGGTCATGTTTAGCGTGCCATCGCCACCCACAGCGACGTGAGCAGAAGCGAAAAGTCGCGAGTCGGTAAGTGGGCAGTCGGACTTCTTTGTCACACTCCTGGCAGCTACGAACGGAGGTCATATATGCCTTTGGAGAGTGGTAAAAGTCGCGCAGCCTTCTCACGCAATGTAGAGCGGGAACTTGCATCTGGCAAACCGCAGAAGCAGGCCGTGGCGATTGCCTATGCCGTCAAGCGCCGGGGCCATTCGCCCGACCGCTTCGATCCCGAAGCCATCCGCGCGGAAGCGCCCCCGCGCTTGGAATACCACGGGACGCCGGAGAACCTGAACGAGACCGAGACGCCCAAGAAAGCCGGAACGTCCCGGGGCACGATTCGACAGACCGACGGGACCGACAGCCCCCGCGCCGCTAGCCGGACGAAATCGGCGCCGATGCCCGAGATGCCCGGCGATGGCGAACCGGCGTGGCCCGGGGGCGTGGACGCGTTTAGAGAATCCAGCGCCGATCGACCGTAAGGAGATAGCAATGCGGCTCACTGATTCCATGGTCAAGTGGTTCGAGCGGGAACAACGGGACTACGGCACCAAAACGGCCATGAGCAATCTCCTGTGGATGGTGGCCGAAAGCATCTTTGCCGGGATCGGTGTTCGAAGCATCAAAACCACATATCGGAGCGACGCGAAGAAACGGAGGGTTGCCTAATGCCTGGTAGCCGCAGAGCCAAGAAAGGCCAGACCCAAGTCGGCACGAACCGCCGCGCCCCGCTCGGCGCGACCTGGGACAAGCAGTCGGGCCCCGATGAATACGACGGGCGGAAGAACACGAATGCGGGTGATGCGGGGAAGGAGCCCGGCGGCCGCTGGAATCCAGCGTACTACGAGACGCCGCCAAAGATCATCGGGCGGAATATCGTGCGCGACCCCGGTGCCTGACCCCATCCGGTGGGGCAAAGGCCGCGAAGCCAAATTCATCGACTGGATCGGCGCCGAACTCATTGATGGCCTCGCCGCCCGGGACCCGCTGCTCCAACAGTGGCTCCGGTGGCTGCAGCAGTACGCCGCGCCCGCCGTCTCGGCGACGAAGAACTTCCCCTACGACGGCGCCGCGAATTACGTCCTGCCGCTGACGGCGACCGACGTGGACCAGCTGTTCGCCAAGTTCCTCCAGACGATCCATGCGCCTGAAGACTTGTGGACCATCTCGCCGATGAATGAGCGCTGGGTCGATACGGCGAAGCCCTTGCAGGACATGCTCACCTGGCTGGATCGCAACATCCTCAAGATGTTCAACGTCAATAAGCGCGTCATCCTGGAGATGACGAAGCTCGGCACGGGGATCTACAAGACCGGGTGGGATTACCAGCGCTACCCGACGCTGACCTACGATCCCGCCGGCCGCGTGATCCGGGTCGACAAGACGCGCGGCGTCCCGTTCGTCGATCACGTCCGGCTCGCCGATTTTTTGATCCCCGCCTACAGTTACGCCATCCAGCCCGATGCCCAAGGCGGCGCGCCATGGGTCGCGGAACGCGTGCGGATCGCCGTGGCGACGCTCCGTCGGATGGCCACGGCAACGGCGCCCTTCCTGCCGAACATCGACCAGGAGACGCTCGACCTGATCATCAAGTTCGAGGAATCGGGCGCCACGGATTACGACGAGTACGTCCGCAAAGCTGAGCGCGAAGTCGGTGGGGCGAAACTCCCGTCCTCCGAAAGCCAGGCGTGGGACAAATCCGCCACCGAGATGGCAGGCCAGACGGGGGCGGGGAGCGCGGGCACCAAAGTCGTCCGCGAGATCGAACTCTGGGAAATCCACGCGCGCTATCCCACCAAGGGCGACAGCGGCGAGGAGGACATCGTCATCTGGTTCCATCAGCCGACCCGGAAGATCGTCCGGGGCGTCTACGGCTACTACACGCACGGCCAACGCCCCTACGACGTCGTCCGCTATTTCCCCGGCGAAGGCTTCTACGGTATCGGCGTCTGCCAGCAGAAAGAAGTCTTCCAGCAGATGGCGTCCGATCTGTTCAACTTCAACTGGGATAACGTGCTGCTCGCGAACTCCCGGATGGTGGTCGCGAAATCGGGCGCCAACATCGCTCCGGGGGAACCGTTCTATCCGAACAAAGTGTGGATCGTCGACGACGACGTGCGCACGAGTTTCGGCGTCTTCCCGATGGCCGATATCTATCAGAGCCTGCCCCTGCTCCAGTCCAACGTCCAAGCCTTGGGCGAGCGGCGCACGGGCATCTCGGATATCCAGCTCGGCAACATCCAGCAACTCCCCGGCCGCACGCCCGCGACGACGATGCTGTCGCTCTTGCAGGAGGGGAGTCGCCGCCCCGACTTGACGATCAAGGACATGCGCTATGAGGGGCTCTCGACCGTCGGGCTGCGGATCGTCCAGTTGCTGCAGCAATACGCCTCAAGTCCATTGAACGTGGGGGGCCAGCAGTTGCTCGAACTCGTGACGAAGACCCTGGGGATGCCCGAAGGGCAGAACGTCGCCGAGAAGCTGTCCACGCCGTTCGAGGATGCGGCCCTGGGGATTGGGGTGTCGATTACCGCCACCTCCGGGAGCGCCAACAAGGAAGTCGAGCGCCAAGGCTTTACCACGCTGTTGCAACTCGCGGCGGGACTGTATCCGCAATTCCTCCAGGCCGTGCAACTCGCCGCCTCGGCGCCGGGCACGCCCGTTGGGGCGGTGGCGTTGCAAAGTGCCCACGGTCTCCAAGAACTCTTCCAGCGACTCCTGGAGCAATATGATGTCCGCAATCCTGAGGAGATTCTGGCGCTCTCGCGTCAAACCGAAGCTGCCCTGGAGCAAGGCGGAGCCGGGGGCGCCCCCGGCGCCGGGCCTCCCCTTGGGCCTGTCGCCGGACCAGTTGAGCCAAATCCCGGACTAAACGGCAATGATCCGCTCCAAGCGCTGTTGAGCGGTCGCGGGGCACCGCTATGAAAGTGGAATGCTCAGTCGAGGGCTGTTCGAAACCAGTGCAAGCGCGGAAGATGTGTCCAATGCACTATTTCCGTTGGAGGAATCACGGCGATCCATCCATTGCAAATCCGCCTGGAGGTCAGTGCGGTGTTGAACGTAAAAGCACTTTGCACGCAACGATAAAGCCATCGCTGCGGGATGTAAGTTGGGCTGCCGGTTTCATTGAGGGCGAAGGTTCTTTTAGCGATTCTCGGGTTCTGGTTTCACAGGTGAATCGTGAACCACTTGATCGCCTTCTGGCTCTTTTCGGTGGCACAGTACGATACAGCCGGTGGCTACCTCGGCCACTTTGGATGTGGTGCGCAGCAGGAGGAAGAGCCCGAGGAATTATGATGACGATTTACGCACTGATGAGTGCCAAACGGCAAAATCAAATGCGTAAGCGGTTCGGCTCGCCGTGATCGCTGTCCTGAAGAGATTCTTCAGTTCGCGAATTAGGCGCGAGTCGCCATCCGGGAAATCCCCAGGACCCAAGTTGCCCATGGGGCTTTCCCGAGACTCCTTAGAGCAAATCCAAGCGCTTACTGGGATGCCTGCCTATAAGCACTATCTGGGGGCGCTAGAACGGCTCTATGAAAGCAATCTCGGGGCGCTGTTGCGCGGCTTGCCGCATGACGCGTATCTGTTTCAGTGTGGGGTCTGTTTTGCGCTTGAGCAAATTGCCAAGTTGCCGAACGACCTAACGATCAAAGCGAGGGATCTCGATGCCCGACACCCCCCCAGCAGCCCCGACGCCGCCGGCGACCCCGGCGCCACCGTCTTCGCCAACACCCCCTTCTGGGACGCCTACCAGCGCCTCCACCCCCGAGCTCGGCAGTATGGTGGCGCCGGAGTACCGCTATCCGGACCATGAGAGCGTCCCCCAATACCTGCGCGGCATAACGGCGAGCGACGCCGCGCAGTTGCTCCAAGCGATGGTCGACTCGGCCGCCCGCGGGGCTGCGGCGCCTGCGGCCATCCCCGCCCCCCTCCCAGCGGCCACGGATGACGACTATGTGACGGGGGCGCATCTGCGGCAGGCACAACAACAGGCCCTGGCCCAAGTCAATCCGTTTCTCCAGACGGTGGCCGATCAACAAGCGACCTTCGGGTACAACGTCGTCAAAAAAGACCACGCCGACATCTTCAAGAAGTATGAACCGGAGGTCGTGGCGGTCCTCAATCGGGTGCCGAGGCACCTGTGGACCCTTGACGTCATCGAGAACGCCGTTAAGTTCGTGAAAGGCAATCACGTCGATGAGATCGCCGCCGAAAAGGTCCGCGCTCTCGAATCGACGATGCACCCAACGATGCGCTCGACAGGCCGCGCGGGCATGGGTGGCGATTCCCAAAACCAAGACACGGTGGCGGTCCGGCTGGAGAAAACGCCGGCCAGCTGGCGGGCGCGGGCGGAAGCGGTCGGGATTACCGACCAGGATCTGCACGAATACTGCCGGATGAACGACATCACGCCCGACGAATTTTTCAAGCAGTTCGAGCCGGGCTTGCTGACCGATGCCGTCGCCGACGTCAGCTTCAAACGCGCGTTACTCGGATGAGGTGCGCCTCGTGAAAGTCCCGCTGATTGTGACGGAACCGCCCCCCGAATTCGGGGAACTGAAAACGAGTCCCGAATTCTTCACCGCCTCGGGCATGGACCGGGACGTCACCTATGTCCCGGGCTTCAGTGAGCTCCGCTATGCCCGCGACGCCGCGATTCTCGAGGTGATGCGAGGCAAGCGGCGGCCACAGGACGTGCCCACCCTCCCGGTCAACTTCCGCTGGGCCCGCTGCCAAAACAAGAAGGGCGATCCCGACAACCGCAAAGTCATTCGGCATGGCAATCGCGGCTACCGGCTCGTCACGAAAGATCTGGTCGGCGAAGGGAAGCTCCTGCCCGAGATACCGGCCGGGGCCCGCTGGGGGGCCGACGGGACGCTGATGCAGGGGGATACCGTGCTCATGGTCGCCGATGCCGCGCAGGTGGCCCGCAACGAGTTCGAGAAACGCGCTCGGACGGCCAGTGCCACGCGCGGTGCGGAAGCGGGTTTTGCCGCCGCATTGGAAGCTGTGGGGGGGAAGCCGGCGGCTGGCGCGGCCCCGTTCATCACGAAAGACGTCGGTCAACGGACCCGCGCCGAACTGAGTCCGAAGACGAAGGCGAAGGAGACCTAACAT